GCTCCATTCAAAAGCCGTCGTTTTTTTTTGGTTCTGTCGTCTAGTCTGGTCTAGGACACCTCCTTTTCACGGAGGCGACACGGGTTCGAATCCCGTCAGAATCATTTTGGGAGAATACTCAAGTGGACAACGAGGCTTGACTGTAAATCAAGCGGCATAGCCTTCGGGGGTTCGAATCCCTCTTCTCCCATTCGCCGCCTTAGCACAGTGGTAGTGCAGTTGATTTGTAATCAACAGGTCATCGGTTCGAATCCGATAGGCGGCTTTGTTAAGACACGGTTCAACTATTCTACAAATGAACATAGGATATGGAAACACTGGCATTTATTCTTTACGGAATCGGAGCAATAGCCGTTACATCAGCGGCTACGCTAAAACTGTACGCACACGCATACGCTCGTGGTTATGAAAACGGTAAGCACTATGGATTTTCTGATGGGTTGAATCACGCTAGGCTGAAAACTTTAAAGCCGCATAATTCATCTCGCAAGCAGATGGTTGCTACTGTCTGATTAAACCAATAACAAATCAGCAGTCAAGATTGGTCTGTTCATCACCGATAGAATGTCGGTGTTCAGACCAATTCTATTTTCCGAAACAGTTGTTTCGTTAAGATATATACGAACCCGATTCTGCTTCAGAGTTTCATCGGATGTAAACTTCACGGTGAATGAATGGGCATTAGATGCAGCAGTTCCTGCTCGGTACTTAACTAGTAGGGTTTCACCCGCAAACAGTGCTGCAACAGCAGTCTTTGTTTGCGTGTTTGGTGATGTAATCTCTAGAATATTTGTTCCTGTAGGAATAATTGAAGTGCTGCTGAATTCTGCTGTGGTGTAGTATTCGGTAATTGCACCAAGAGAAATACCTGTAACTACAAGCGGTGACCCTGTGTCTGTACTAGTACGACCAGTTAGTGTGCAGGGTACTGTTCCCAATACAACTCCCTGTTCGGTATCAGGAGAGAAGAACGAGAATGTTGTGCCTACGCTTGTGGCAGCACCAAAGGAATTCCACTGCTGTACAGCAGCCGCACTATCGTCTGCAAGAGATACTGTGGTTGCGGAACCAACCGAAACCAATACACGAATGCCTTCAGTCTGTATTGAGTTTGTGTCTCCGCCAGCAAGAAACTTACAGTTCTGTAGAGTACCACCACCAATAGGTGTGTTCTCGCTTTCCCATGAATAAAATTCAGTGATACTTGAGGAGTTTTCTTCTCCTCGAATCAGCACTGCCAACAGAGAAGATCCTCTGGAATCCCAAATATTTAAGAATGGGGTAAGATCGAATTCCACGGTTGAGCCACTCCATGAACCGATTGGTATTATTTCGGATGCCGTTGGTTCTGCGTCACCGCCTTCGGTAGTCCATCCTGTTGTGGCGGCTTCTGATGGTTTGTACCAAGACACAGACGAGTCTATGGTGGTATCTAAAGGCAGCAGAACGGCTTCTAGAAGCCCTCCTGTGGTTCCTGCGGATCGTGTCAGCGTGAGAGTAGCATTGCCAATTGTGTACGGACTACCTGCGGTGTAGCCTTCTATAGTACTCACAGCAGCAGAAAAATATTGGCGTGGATTCAGCAGTAGCACTGTTCTGAATTCTTGTGTTTTCGTTCCACCAACCTTCAACATATTTCTAGAACGATACAGTAAGTTGCCGCTGTCCCCACCTGTGTAGTATCCAGAAATTATTTTTGTTGGTTGCTGCACATCACTCAGTTCAATAAACTTGGAACTGAACGAATCAAATGCTTTTATCTTTACTTCTGCTGAAAGATTCGTAATATAGGTATCGCTGTTTCCGTCTGCTCCATATACCGTTGCTCTCACGGTCTGTGAATTAGAGTAATTATTGCGATAACTAGAGTTAATCATAGTGCTCCTATTACGAAGCGTAGAACGAGAAGGTGATTCCTGTTCCCGTGTTGTGCGGTGCAAATCCAACCGAATACGGTGGGTAAAATACATTAATCATGTTAATGTTGTCTACTTCAAGGAATAGTTCATCTCCGTGATACATTACATAAGAATATGTTCCAGCAGTAAATCCGTATGTTGATGCGTCTGTTACGGAACCAACACACATAAATTCATTTTGTGATGAGTTGGCTCCTGTGGCAATACGCGAAACCTTGATACGAACACCACTTGCACAGGTAAATCCTGCGTTAGAGTTGTAGTCGGTTAGGTTCTTTGCCACATATCCCACAACATCTGTACGAGCCATGAACAACGGCTGTGTTGCGTTAGAATCAATTGCCACACTAACCGAACCACTTGATACAGTATTTGCAAGAGTCTGCAACTGTGTGTTGACAGCATTCTTGACCAGTGAATAAATCGAGAGCGAATCGGTATAGTCAAAAGCACCAACGCTTACAGTTGGATCGTAGAGAGCCTTCTTTGCAGCAACCAAGAAGTCTGTGTTGGTTTTTACTTGAGCAATAGTGGCATTCACTGTGGATGTTGGAGTATCAAGATTTGCCAATTCGATTGGCATAAATCCACCCGAATATCCTTTGACGATTACTGGTCCGTTGAGTGTGTCTCCTGCAACCCACAGACCAACCACTGCTGCACTTGATCCCGCTACGGGAACAGGATTGAATGCTTCTTGTGAAATGCCAATGCCTGTGCTGAATGTAGCGTAGGCATTAAAAGAGAACCCTGAGTTAACAAGGTACATATTCACTGCGGCACCACACCAACCTGCACCCGTAGTACCACTAACTCGTGTTAGTGTTCCTGTTGGGCTTACTGCGGCATTCATGTATGTTGGAACAGTAGATAGAGACAGGCTGTCTGCTGCTCCCTGACCAACAATAGTAACGGTGTCTATGGTGTAGTCTAGATTACGAATATCAAGATCAGCAGCAGACACCGTGATGCCAGCAGAAGTCTTGATGTTTACATTAAGAGCATTGGATTCTGCATAGATGGGATCAACACCTGTTCCCGTGAATCCAAATAGTCCTGTTGAAACGGTGGAAGCAGTTCCTCCACCGTATACTGTGATGTTATCTGTGGCTGCGGTAATACCGCGAATACTAAAGTTGGAAGCCTGAACATACACAGCCGTTGCGCCTGTTACTCCGAATATTCCAAGATTAGAGAAGGACGATACTGTTACAGGAAGAGGAGCACTTACGGTAATACCAATGGGGTATCCGCTTGCAATGCCTTGAATTCCTACAAAGTCTATTCCAGCGGTACTGCCGAGAGTGGCTCCACCGTATAGATTTCTAATACTGAAACTACTACCAGCAACATTGAGCGTTCCAACCGTGATGCCTACAGCCACTCCTCCTGATACGCCAACAACGGTAAGAGATGTTCCTGTGATGCCTACAATAGTTGTGGCAAGACTATAAAATCCAGATGGAGCAAGAAATTCATAGTTTGCCCATGAGCCACAAATACCCACTGGAAGTGGAGATGAAGCCTGAACATACACAGCCGTTGCACCTGTTACTCCGAATATTCCAAGATTCGATAAGGACAGACTAGCGAAAGACGATACAGTTACAGGAAGTGGGGTATTTAAAGTAATACCAATGGGGTATCCGCTTGCAATGCCTTGGATACCCACATAGTCTATTCCAGCGGTACTTCCAAGAGTTTCTCCACCGTATAGATTTCTAATACTGAAACTGCTACCCGCAACATTCAGTGTTCCAACTGTAATGCCTACAGCCACTCCTCCTGATACACCAGCAACATTCAGTGTTCCAACCGTGATGCCTACAGCCACTCCTCCTGATACACCAGCAACATTCAGTGTTCCAACTGTAATGCCTACAGCCACTCCTCCTGATACACCAACAACGGTAAGAGATGTTCCTGTGATGCCTACAATAGTTGTGGCAAGACTAGTAATTCCAGATGGAGGAAGAAAATCATAGTTTGCCCATGAGCCAGAAAGACCCACTGGAAGGGGCGCGGACTCACTTGCATATATTATTGTGTCGTTTAGACCGTAGGCAATCTTTACAATCTGATGATGTGCGGTATTGACATAATCGCTGGCTATGGTATAACTAATACCATCAGTAACAATTTCGTAGTTGTCGCTAGTCGCTGCCATTTGCTTCTCCGCTTTTGCAGTGTCGTGATCAAGTCAAGGACTAAATAAGAGTACCCCCCTATGTATATTTCCGAAAGTAAACCCGTCATGGACATCAACAATATCCGTTTTCCCCGTGAAGTAGAAAATCATGTCAAAAACTATGAAGTTTCATATATTGACGCAGTGATTGCGGTATGTGAACGGTACGGCATTGAGCCACAGGTGGGAGCCAAGTTCCTGAGCAAGCCAATTATTGAAAAAATAAAGGCTGAAGGACAGGAACTAAACCTGCTTCCTAAAAAATCAAAACTACCTGTTTAACCTTGACTCGGCGCGATTATGTGGTACTATTGGCTACATAGTTGTGGTGAATTGTTCACCACACATTAAATACATCGTACAAATCGCACAAGGAGTTTACTATGGGATTCAAGGATATGAAGTCGGCATCGGGTTCAAACTACCAATCACTTGCCTCTGAAATGGACAAGATGGCAAAGAAGTCGGAGTCCTACAAGGATGACCGTATGTGGAAGGCTGACACCGATAAGACAGGAAACGGCTATGCAGAGATTAGATTTCTTCCCGCACCCGATGGCGAAGACTTGCCGTGGGCGCGTATTTGGAATCACGGGTTTCGTGGACCAGGTGGTTGGTACATTGAAAATTCCCTCACGACCATTGGTCTGAAGGATCCTGTGTCTGAGATGAACTCTCAGTTGTGGGCAAGTGGTTCCGATGATGACAAGAAGATTGCGCGTGATCGTAAGCGTAAGTTGTCGTACATCAGCAACATTCTTGTTGTTAGCGACCCAAAGAATCCTCAGAATGAGGGCAAGGTGTTCTTGTTCCGTTACGGCAAGAAGATCTTTGAGAAGATTCAGGAAGCAATGAATCCACAGTTCCAAGACGAGAAGCCCACCAATCCCTTTGATTTTTGGAATGGTGCAACCTTTAAGTTGAAGATTCGTCAGGTTGAAGGCTACACCAACTACGACCGCAGCGAGTTTTCTGCTCCGTCTGCCGTGCTTGGTGGAGACGATGCTGCTCTAGAGAAGTTGTGGAAGAAGCAGTATTCTCTCAAGGAGTTTACGGATCCAAAGTCATTCAAGACATACGAAGAACTGAAGACTCGTCTTCGTGATGTGTTGGGTGACAATATTCGTGCTTCCACCTCTGAGAATGCGTACAAGGGTGGAGCCGAGAAGGCTTCGTTTGATGATGAGGATGCGGCTCCTGTTGTAAAGAAGACTGCACCACAATCAAAGAAGCCTGTGAAGGAAAGCACTGATGACGATACCGAAGACGCACTTTCTTACTTCGAGAAGTTGGCAAGCGAAGACTAAATACTTACGACCTTCGGTTTCGCAATAAAGGGGCGCACTTCGGTGCGCCTCTTTGTTTTATGGCATTATAGAGTATGCTTGCATCTGCTTGATGGTTGGTTCGTTGTTACGAATTCGAATATCATCATTGAAATTGTTTGTGGTGTTGCTAATCTTGTTCTGCACATTTGCAGTGTTGTTTGTGTTGCCACCTGTAGCCGTGGGCATATTACGAGCCTCATTTAATCCGTTCTGTTCTGCTGTGGCTTGAGCAACCATTCTACCCACAGTTGTGTTTGCGGTAGCAGGATTCGTAACCTTTCCTTCCACTGTAGTACTGCTTGATGCACCACCTTCTCCTGCTGCCGCTGCCCCCGTTGCACTTGCAGCAGCAGTAATTGCGTTTTCTGCTTCTTTGCCTGTTTTTTGATCTTCGGTTCCACCTACTTCAATCAGAGAACCAACACCAGGAATGGAAGCCACCATGTCGTAGATACCCTTGCCGCCAATTTGATCTGCAAGCATTTCTGCTAATTTTCCACCAACCCATCCTCCACCAAGAGTTCCTACTAAGGTTCCAATTCCTGGAACGGGTATGAGTGTTCCTAGTGCACCACCACCAATAGTTCCGAGTGCTTGTCCAAGAGTTCCAACAATAGATCGACCTATTTTTTCTTTCTTTTCATCTACTGATAGTTCGGGATCACTCTTAATAGATGCAATATCCACAGCCCCCATTACGGTTGATATAACGGCACCAAGACCAGGAAAACTAACAATGCTCTTCGCAACCTTTCCTGCATTTTTTCCAATAAAGGAACTTAATCCTTTCACTGGATTCATGCTGCTTAGTGCTGATCCTGCTTTTGCTGCAAGGTTGCTAAAGAATCCACCACCAGTACTAGCAACGCCTGATGCTGCTTGACTTGCTCCACCAAGAACACTCTTACCTAGATTTGCTACTCCACTAACAGCACTCTTGCCTATATTCATTGCTCCCTTAGCAACACTACTATTTGCAATACCACTAACAGCACTCTTGCCTATATTCGTTACTCCACCAATAGCACTCTTGCCTAGATTCGCTACTCCACCAAGAGCACTCTTGCCTAGATTCATTGCTCCCTTGGCAACACCTGATGCTGCTTCACTTACTCCACCAATAGCACTCTTGCCTAGATTCGCTACTCCACCAAGAGCACTCTTGCCTAGATTCATTGCTCCCTTGGCAACACCTGATACCGATTTTCCTATTGAGGCAGTATCTTTATACAGTGATGTTGTTTTAAATAACTCTAGGGATTTGGCTCCTCCAAATTTAGAAATCAATCCGCCAGCACCACGCAATCCCTTCATTGCCAATCCGCCAGCACCACGCAACCCCCTCATTGCCAATCCGCCAGCACCACGCAACCCCCTCATTGCCAAACTTGGCGCACCCAACAGGGCAGTACCAACGGATCCTGCACCGCTTGCAATACGGGATAGAATTCCTTCACCACCACCCATACCGAGCATATTTCTAAGAGAGGACAGCATTCCTCCGCCTTTTTTGGCTTCTCCCTTGATAGGCTTTTCTGCACCAAGTCCTTCTAGTTCCGATTCTCTCTTTTGGAGTTCTACTGTATCGCTTGTATCACTTTCTAATGCAAATTTGCTTTGCAACAGTTTTCGTATTTGAGAAACTTCTTTGAGTAGTTCGCCAAGAGTGGACGGAGTTCCTGTTTGGGGAGATGCTGGTGATGATTGTGGTGATTCCGTTCCTGCCAACATACCAGGAATATTAGCGGCAGGAGTTCCTCCTAGATCAGAGAATCCTTGTCTTTTTTGTGGACCTATGTCAAGACCTTCGCCTCTTTTTCCTTTTCTAGAAATTTGTTTCTGCAATCCACCCGTATAGCGTTCCATCTTTTCCCGTGATATGCGCTTCTGTTGAAGGAAATCTCCGAGTATTCCTCCAACAACAGGAATCTTTGATGCAATTCTTTCGGGAATGGTTTTCTTGAAGTCCGAAGCCTTTTCCGTCAAAAATGCTTTGAATGATGACTTTTTCTTTAGTTGGGCTTCTACAGGAGCAATAATCTCCTGCAACTTTTTGGCAATTTCACCCTGATCTCCCTCTGTCTTTTTTGCAAGTTCTCGAATGAAATTGAGTTCAGCGTAGATACTCTTTGCCTCTTCGTGGGAAGCATCCAATGAGGCTTCCGACAATGCTACAGTTTCTTCCATTAACTCATATGCAGCAGCACCAGCAGGATCATCTTGGTTGAATTTATCTCTATTTTCTCGAATATAGTCTTCAACAGTAGAACGAACTCCCTGTTGCTCACTTGTGCCAATAATATAATCTTCAAGTGCATCACTCTTGTATCCTTGAGCCTGTCGTTGTGCCTTTAATGATTCAAGCAGACCAATCTTGTTGGATATATTTTTTTCTGTTTCTTCTACAGATTTCGGAGGATCCATTGTGGCAGTAGCAGTTGATGATGTGCTTACCATTCCTGCTAATCGTGCAGCGTCTCGGTCTTGTTGTTTCTGTGATCGTGCTGCCGCAGCCGCTTGTTCTTTTTGTGCTTTAGCGATTTGCTGTTCAGCAATTCTTTGAGATTTTGCTGTCGCCGCCGCTTGTTCTTTTTGTGCTTTAGCGGTTTGCTGTTCAGCAGCCCTTTGCAATTTTTTTGCTTCTGCTTCTGCTTTAGCCTTAGACTTTGCCGAGGCTATTACCGTTTTCTGCTCTATCTTTGCTATACGAGTTAATGCAGAATCGAGTGCTTTGTTTGCTGCTTTTTTTGCGGCAGGTAAATCTTTTTTGGATACAAATTTACCACGAATATTTCTTCCGTTCTTCAGTGCAGCAATAGTCTTCTCAGCGACTTGTAGATCGGTCTGAGCAAATTGAAGTTCTGGATTTGCTGAAATATCGTTATTGATTTCCATAGGACTCCCTCTACATCATTATAAATGGGTCACAATGGTTTTCTTCCGCTTACCTGTTCCTTCTCTTTTTTCAAATGAGAAAGTAGCATTTGTATGTATACCTCTCGTTCCCAAGGTATCATGTCCTCAATTTCTGCCAATGAGTACTTGTGGTTCTGCATCAGCATGAAATTCAGTTGAAAATACGCCCCCAAATCGTTATGACAGAGGGCTATTGAAAAAAATCAGATACGCTTTTCAACTCCACCAATACTGTTTCCTGACAGGTGGGACAGGTATATTTGAAAGAGTAGTACAGTTCGGGAATGCTCTGCATGAATTCCATGATTTGAGCAAACTGATCTGGCAGCATATTGTCAACGAAATCGGATAACTCCTGTGGATCAATGTCGCTGTGCTGATACACCTGATCGCCCATGATGATTCCTTCTACGCATCGCTTGGCTAGTTCGAATGCAATCTCTACTTCGTCTTTGTTGTAGTCAATATCGTGGATGGACGGATATCGTAGAATAATAGTTACATCATCTGTAATCTTGATGTTTGGATCCACCGTGGGCTTGGGTGTTTGCTTTACGGTTACTTCATCTAGTTTAATTTTTATATTGATTGACTTGGAGCACTTGGTGCAGGTCACTTGTGGTTTGACTTCTTCCCCTACGCTCTTCCCACGAATCTGTAGGAATGCGTATTCGGAATCTGCTGCACAAATACGGCGAGTATCTAACTGGCTATTGGTGCACGCCAATATGACATTTCGCATTGCCTCGTTGATCTGATTCAGATTCTTGGACTGTAATGCTATAAGAAGGATCTTTTCCTCCTTTACAACAAACGGTCTAAACTTTGTGATTATGCCAGAGACTGGCAAAGTCATAGAATACTGCGGCAGGGTAGAGTTCACTAGATTCAATCGGGTCATGGTAATCCTTTAATATAGAGTCACTGTATTTATCACCGAACTATGCTGTTTGTCTGTAACGCATTTGCTAAATCTGGGTCATATATTCCATTCACGGTTCCGTCAGATCCCACTCTGTAAAATTGTCCAGGAGCGGGTGAGTATATTGCAAATGATTTTTCGGGTGATGGTGGTCCATTTAGAGCAACATCAGCGGGTGAATTTGGTCTAGGTAGTGGTGATGTGTTTGGTTGAACTGTGACAGGAGAGTACTTTCGATACGCTATAGTGATATCTTGTCGTACAAATTCATCGTTCTTGTCGTAGGCTAATTGTATATCTCCAATTGCTTTGGGATAGGCTTCTTCCACCAATACTTGATACTTAACCGCACTTGACCTGTCTAATACACTAATGATTAGTGGTGCAGTATATTGATCGTAGTAGTTGAACTTGTAGTTATTCTGACTGCACACCGCGTCCATCCATGCTTCAAAGAACGCTCGTTCACGGAGATCGTCCGAAACAATCACAGACATTGTTAGTTCCCCGCTGTACAGTGGTTCATACGGCATATTTCTTGCTGGTCCATAGAATCTGTATGGCGTAGTAGAAAATCCGCGACCTGGAACGGTTATTGCATCACATCGAACAGCCAACTGTCGTGCGGAGTCGTTGCTTATAGATGTAAATGCAGGTGGATAGTTAATCAGTACTTCAAATCTGTTGCTGTACGCAAGACCTGTGGCAAATACACTGCTGAATATCTCATTAATATTTGATGGGACTTGTGACATTTATTTTCCTCGTATTGCCTTTAGATTTGACTGTCTGTGTATTGTTGGCGCACGGGCTTTAACAAACCGATGCAGTTCTGCGGATACCATGTCTTCCCACATCTCAAACGGAACCACAGTTGGTCGTTTCTTCATACCCTTCCACAAGTACCGCCTATAGCAAGGTTTGAAATACTTGTAGCGTTTGCTGCTATTCAATCGGTCGTAGTCAACACGCAATCGGGTTCGCCATTCTTCTTGACTTTTAATGACTGGCAGGTTCCTCATTATGATGTCGAATAGGAATTTACGATTATCCAAATCCAAAAAGTGTAAATTGACCCCCTCGAATCCTCCCTGATACTGTTCGGTCACCAGCACTAAAGGATACTTATCATAATATTTATTGCTTGCAATGAAAGATTCGCTTATGGGTTGGTATTTAAAAAATAATAGTTGCCCCTGCATTACTCGGTTGGGAACCGATAGTTTGCCTTCAGTCTGTAGAAGTTTCAGGAAACGGATGTAGGTTTGATCCGTGGCTCCAAGCGCAGAGGTGGTTTCCTCTATCAGAGTTTGTAGTTCTTCTTGTGCGCTTAGTCTGATCATGGTTTTTTCTTGAAGAGATCGTCTTCCGTTAATATTTTGAATTCCCATCCCTTGGCATCAGATACTCGTTTTGCTGCTTCCCACTTGGCTTTATTCACCACCCATGTCTTTACTTCTGTGATATATCCTCTAGTGACTTTGGTTTTCTTTTTCGGTTCGATGCACTGTTTCTTGGGTTTAATCTCTACTAGCCAAGTTTTTATTCCTTCGGGAGTCTTTATCTCCACCAAGAAGTCTACAAAATAACGGTGTGGTTTGTTGTCTAGCGGACTCATATACGGTATCACAACCTCTTCTGATGACCACCGAAGCACATTTGAACTGCTGTCGCAGTACTTCATGAACTTTCGTTCCCACATACTACGATAAGTAATCTTTGTGGGATCACCAATGTATTTGGTGCAGTTATCGGGTTTAAAAATACCTTTGTATGCCATACATAAATATGTAGCCAACCGCCCAAGAGGAATACTTCAGATGTTAGTACCCAACAAATTTGCCAAAAGTCCCGATGTTGCACTGACAAGCACAGGAAAGCCGTTTGTTGCCAGCAATCGCACAGGGCGAATCTCTGATGAATTACGATCAGAGCAGATTCAGGACGAGATTTCCAAAAGCCTAGAAGGGTTTACTCCCCTTAAACGCGGTTCGCGAACCCGCCCGTCTATTTTAAAATATCCAGTAGAGATTGGATCAGGACAGGTTCCCCATGTCATGCAGTTCAAGGTGTTTTGGCGGTGGGAGAATAAAGACCTGACGGAAGGACTCAAGGCTGCTCAGGTAGAAACCGAAAAGAAAATAGGAAATCTCAAAACACTTGCTAGTCTTATTGAAAACGGTCAATGGAACGAAGCGGATGTAATGCGTAGTCCCCTATCAGATGAGGGCATTGCGGCACTACAGGAAGTAATGAACAGCGATAAAACGCTTAAAGTTGTTGATCCAAGCATGAACGACAGTATGGCAACCATGCTGAACAACAATCCACAGAGAGCGAAGCAGATTTTGGAAGAGACTATAACTTCCTATCAAACTCGCCTCACTGATATAAGTTCTGAAATATCCAATGGATCGGGTAAAATTGGTCATGACGAGCAAGAACGATTGCAGTTGCAGGGCAGATTTGGCGAACAGGTCGCTAATTCCACTGCGGGTGGCTCTGCTGTTAGTGGTTCTATATTTGGTGCTGCTGTTGGTGGAGTTTTAGGATTTCTTGCTGGTGGATTCAAGGGATTGGCAGTGGGAGCAGTTGGAGGAGGTGCAGCAGGTGCTGCGGCAGCAGTAGCGGTTCAGCAAAGCGCAAAGGCATTTGCTAATCAGGCTGTGTACGATCAGATGGTGTCCATCTATCTGCCGTTCTGCACAAAGATAAACAATGAAGACACCTTTCAGTATGAAGATCCTAGCATGGGTATGGCGGGTGGTCTTTTTGATGCATTGGGAAATCCACTTGCAACCACCGAACAAGCCGCTCAGTTGGCACTAAACAAAGGCGTAGAACTTGTTGGCGGTGGTCAGGCTGGTGCTGTTGGAACAGGACGAGTGGTTAATCCTCGTCTTGAAAAACTGTTCAAGCAGAAAGACTTTAGAAACTTTAACTTTAGTTGGGAGTTCTATCCCAAAACAAAGGATGAAGTAGAGCAAGTACGAAACATCATTGAGACTTTCCGTTATCATGCTCACCCTAGTCGAGAGAATGAACCAGGATCAGATGATTCATCCAAGGTTCAGGTTATTCTTCGTGTTCCTGGTGAGTTTGAAATTCGCTTCTTGTCGAGTAATCCTAGTCCAAACGCGGCAGGATTTGTTGAGAATGAGTATTTGCCGTCTATTGGTCGATGCTCGCTGACGGCTATATCGGTTGACTACACACCAAACTCCATATACAGTTCGTTTCAAGACAATTCTCCAACGGCAATTGTATTCTCACTTCAGTTCACTGAAATGGGACTCCTTACCCGCGAAGCCATAGATAAGGGTTACTGATGTATTTCGAGAAATTTCCACTACTACAGTATCCTGTTAAAGACGGAAACAATTTCCGCTATGTGTTTGTGCGGAATCTGTTGCGGCGAGTTGCTCTAAGCGAAGACCTGATGACCTCAGAATCGGTTTTCATGGAGTACAGCATCAAGGACGGAGAACGCCCCGAACACATCGCAGAACGAGTCTACGGCGATCCTGGATACCATTGGCTGATTCTCCTGACAAACAATATTATTGATCCGTATCACGGATGGTATATGTCGGGATCAGCACTAGAAGATTATATACAGAAAAAATACGGCGGCTATTCTGTTTATATTTCTACCACAAGCAATGCGTTCTTCTACAATTCATCAGTTGATAGTGGGGCAACACTCTCTCAGGGTGGGAATAGTATGACTATTTTGGACTACTCTCCTGAATTATCTAAACTCAATGTGAACGGTACAAAGCCATCCACTGGTTCTGCCACCATTGGTGTTTCGGGTGGAACCCAATACAGCGTGAAAATTCAGCGAGTGGATCCGTCTTACACAGCAGTGCATCACTTTGAGATTCCTTATGTTGGTGGTCTGTGTGGCGCAAGCACCGAGTTTACTGTGGATCCACTCAGTCAACAGACTGGAAGTTACTCTGTTGTTGGTGGAGTCATTGGTCATCTAGATGATGAATATCCGCGTCTAGCGGCAGATGGAAAGGGCTATAGTGGATCAGGAAATGTTGATTTTTACGAAACCTACATTGGTAAATATTTGGGTGTGTCTGGTGCGGCTGTGAACACCTATGCGGTGTCTAACTACATATACGAAAATACAAAGAACGACGCTCGCCGCACCATCAAGGTGCTGCATCCTCGTTTCAAAAAGACTGCCTTGACCGAACTTGAATCTCTCTTGAGGATTTAATCATGGCAGACGAATCAGGATACGGAAATAACAACATGAAGGCGGGTGACTACAAACTAGAAAAGTTTGTTATGCACTCGTTGGTTAACGGAAGCAGTGTGGATTTGTCTAGTCTGTTTCGTTACATTGAAATCTACGAGGACATCTTCTCTCCGTATATTACTGCAAAACTACACATTGAAGACGCATTCAATTTTCCAGAACGCTTTCCTATTAGCGGACAAGAGAAAATAGAAATAACCTTTAAGTCAGATATTAATGCGCTGAAGCCTGTTGAGTTGGTGTTTCGAATATACAAACTAGACTCTCTAGTGATTGATTCTACAGGCAAAACTCAGCAGTATGTTCTGCACCTAATGAGCGAAGGAGGATACTTTAACTTCTCCGAATACTGTGGATACTCTGTTCGTGGATCTATATCGGAAATGATAAAGAGTGTGTTCACCAAGCATTTTCCGCAGTCGGTGTGGTTGAACAAGTTGGATATTGAAAACACAGCAGACAATTATTCGTTTGTGCTGCCGTTATCGTACACACCATTCAAGGCAATGAGTTGGCTTACGAACAAGGCATTCTCGAAAACAGGAAAAGACTACACACCATTTCTGTTCTATGAAACTCTAGATGGACACAAATTCAAGAGCCTTTCAAAAATCATTGAAGAAGGTTCTTCCAATATTATTAAGTACATTTACTCCCCTGCAAACATTGCACTTCTTCCAGGCGACAACGACAATATGGGATTTCAAACCGCATTGCCGTCACGCTACCACAGAATTCAAAAACTTGAAGAGTTAAGCAGATTTGACATGGCTTCAAATATTATGAATGGGGTGGTGTCTTCTATATTGGTGACACACGATTTGCTTCGTAAGGAGCAGCGCACATCTGAATTTTATGAAGCCGATATATTTGAGGACATGAAGAAATTGGGAACGCAACCACATTTCCGTACATCAGATCCTGAAGCAGATCGTCTGTATAAGAAGGGAGCGGCGTATATGTATTTGCCGTCCACTCCATACACGGTATACAGCGAGAGTAATTCTATTATTGATAATACGCAAGTAGAGTCTTTATACCTGAAGCGCAAGTACCACATGAGTACATTCTTGACGCAGAAGATTGTGATTCAGATATTTGGAGACAGTCGGCGTAGAGTTGGTGACATTGTTGATATTAGTGTGCCAAAGATACAGTCTGATTCACATCTACATTATGATAAGCAAGACGCAAATCTTGGTGGTGAGTATATGGTAACAAGCATAAAGCACAGTTTTGCAAAGGTGTACAGTTGTAAACTTGAACTTTCACGAAACTGCATGGGGGTGTAATGAAGGGATTTCTAGGACGAGAAGGATTTGTGTGGTGGCACGGTGTTGTAGAAGACACTGCGGATCCTCTATTCCTTGGGCGTTGTCGTGTTCGTGTTTTTGGATTTCATGTAGACAGCAAAAGTGAATTGCCGACTGAGGCTCTGCCGTGGGCGTATCCCATGCAGCCACTCACTTCTGCTGCTCTGTCTGGAATTGGTGAGTCTCCAACGGGTCTATTGGTTGGATCCCATGTGTTTGGGTTTTATAGAGATGGAGACGAAGCCCAAGATCCTGTAATGATTGGTTCGTTTGGTGGTGTTCCTGTTAGCGTAGCAGACACAACCAAAGGATTCCATGACCCATCTGGAAAATATCCTGCAAAGGCTTCGGATGTACAGGCAAAGGTTTTTCCTCTTGGCGTATCCGTTGTGGGAGAACAAGACACCAATCGTCTAGCCAGAAACAACGATGCCGATCAGATGAAATCTACGGTGGCTGCATATAAAATTCAAACGGTTCAAGCAGAGGTGTACAGCACTGCTGCAATGGCTGGTGGATTTACTTGGGCAGAACCACCCACTCCGTATGCAGCACAGTATCCCAAGAATCATGTACGGTATACCGAAAGTGGTCATGTAGAGGAATACGATGACACTACGGGTGCAGAAAGAATTCATCAATTCCATAAGTCGGGAACATTTACCGAAGTAGGAAACGGGTGGAAGACTAATCCTGATGGCACTCGCGTACAGCGCATTGTGGGAGACGACTACGAGATTGTTCACGGCAACAAGAAGGTGTACATCAAGGGCGATGCAGGATTAAATTTGGTGATTGATGGGGCTATGAATCTGACTATTAACGGTGGAGGCAATATTCAGATTAATGGAAACACAAATATTCTTGCAAACGATGATGTGAATCTTCAGATTGAAGGCAGTCTCAAGGCTTCGGGTAAGACTATTGAGTTCTACGCAGACGGCGACATTGGTTTCTCAGGACGCACCATATCCTTTATTACTGACAGCAATGTCATGGTGATGCAGCAGGGCAAACGCATTGAAGTAAACTCTGGCGAACCTGTTCTAAAGCCCAAGCGTGTTAATGTTAAGGGCGGTGGGTAATGGCTATGAACTATTTGGGAAAACACCGTAAGTATGTGGAAGGCACATCAACCTATACCGTGTATGTGTACGGTGATGTTGTTGAGCGAAACGGTGTTTCGTATGTGTGTAGTGTTGAAACCACATCTGGCTACATTCCTGAAGACGCAAATTCTGGGTTTTTAGTATTAGGCGATGGTGTTGGTGGTCTTACAGGTGCAGTTGACGGTGGATCTTACTCATAAGGATTTCATATGGCAGGTTTTGGAGTATGTCTAGCCAATCTAGATACAGCAGGGGGAATGATATTAGAGGGCAATCCCTACTTTTTCATTGATGGATTTCCTGTGTCTGTTGAAGGTAATTCTGTGCAGGATCACGGAGACAGTCCACACAATAAGGCTGTGATGGTACAGGGAAATTCAAATTTTGTAATAGGCGGCATTCCCGTGTGCACGATTGCTAGTCAGGCAAGTTGTGGGCATCCGCCTACTAGTTCAAGTACTTTTTTTGTGGGGTAATCTATGGCAGATCTAGCGTGTCCATGCAAGCAAAAATTAACTGATGGCGAAAAGGGAGTCCTTAACTTTGGCTTGAGTCAGGCTATGTTGAACGATCCCAACGCAGCAGCAGTAGGACTTGCCCGACAACTTGGTGGCAGGAATGGTGGTCGCTTGGCTAATTTGATTACAACTGATCCGCTGAGTGCGTTGTATAGTGCAGCCCCTTCCCTTCAGCGCATGAAGAATTCTTTGGATTCACAAGCAGGTATTATTGATAGATTTGCCGCCGAATCTGCTCGCTTTACTGAGCCTCGATATCTGACTAGTATTATTAGTTCTATGAGCCTGTTTGCGGAATTGAATTGCGCTCTTGGGATTGAGGGAATTGATATTGGAGTGGGGTTGAATGTGGTGAACAACAACGGACAATTTTCCATTGACTATGCAGTGAATGCCAATATTGATATTGAAAAGGTCTTGAATAAATTTAGTGATGGGTCGGGATCAGATCTTGCTGACAAGGTACGGGATTTGCAGTCGGGATTGGATAGTGCATTTGCGGCAATAGACGAAGCAAACAGTAAATTAAATGGCATAATGGCTGATGCCGCAGCAGCACAGGCAGAAGCAGCAGCGTTTATTGCAAAGTACACTAGTATTAACTCCCTTGCAAACCTGATTAATCAGGCTAGTACTGATCCGTGTTTTAAACTTGGAAGCACTCTGAACGGCAGTCTAGTCAGTCCTGAATTTTTAAATACCGTTAGTAACGCTGGCTTTGGCGGTGGAGGCACTAGCAACCGATGATGCTTAGTTCCGAAAATATATCAGCCGCTAGAGATATCTGGGTAACCATAGGGGAGTCTGCGGGTGTTTTTGCTGTGGGTTTGGTTTTGGGTATAGTTGGAGTGATTCGGCGAAAGAAGATTTCGCTCAAGTGGTCTTTGTTAAAAGAACAGAAGTTTGTTCATCGCCACAGCCAAATACACGAACTGCTCACCGAACTACGGGTAACGGTTCGGGCATCCCGTTGCCTAGTATTTCAATTCCACAATGGTGGTAATTTTTCAGACGGCACATCAATCAAGCGGTTTTCTGTTACTCACGAATCGTGTGTATCAGGAATCATCAGCATGATATTGGAGTCACAGGATGTGCTGTTGACTCGTTATGTTGATATAATTCGGGTCATGGATGAGTCTGCAAGTAAAATTATATCAGTAAGTACGCTGCCCCCATCGTCTTTTCGTTCTGGACTTGAGATAAATAATGTGGAATTCTTTAGCATAACCCCTTTGCGATGCGCTGATGGACTGACTCCACTTGGGTTCTTGTGCTGCCATTGGTGTGGGGCAGACCAACTAGATGAGATTGAGGCAGAGGGAATAAAGCAAAAAACCCTAGAAGAAGTAATTGACAGCAGCGTCCACCAAATAAACACACACCTTTCATATAAAGTAGAACACAACTAATGGCACTACAGATCACAGGCAGCGGGAAACCTATATTTACCGATATAGATCCCACCTTTACAAAGAATCCCAAGACAGGTGATCTGCTCACCATCAGGGATGATTTGGCTGTCCGCACATCTATACGCAATTTGATGTCCACCGCTTTCGGTGAACGGTTGTTTCAACCCACCATTGGTGGATCGCTGCGCTCACTGCTGTTTGAACCCATTGATGCCATTACCACAATGGAAATTCACGACAGAATTCTAATGACTATCCGCAATCACGAGCCACGAGTTGGTCAGGTGGTGGTGGATGTAACTGCAAGTCCAAACGAAAACTACTATACGGTTGTGGTGGAATACGCCATACAAGCCGTTGGCAAACAAGATAGAATCACGGTTGTCCTAGAAAGGGTGCGCTGATGTCTAATTCGAACAGTTTTAATATTGTTGGTCTTGACTTTGATGAGGCAAAGGCTTCGCTACAGACTTTCTTGCAGTCACAGGACACGCTGAAGGACTACAACTTTGATGGATCGGTTCTTAGCACCGTGTTGGATGTGCTTGCCTACAACACCCACTATCAGGCTTTCCATACAAACATGGTTGCGAATGAAATGTTCTTGGATAGTGCTGTGCTGCGTCCATCGGTGGTTTCCCATGCAAAGGCATTAGGATATGTTCCGTCTTCACGCCGTGCCTCTAAGGCTGTACTGAGTGTTGTGGCGGCAGGAGCAGGAGCAAGCACCTACCTGTCTCGTGGTACAGAATTCACGGGGGTGAATCCTGCGGGAACACAGTACCGATTCATTCTGCTTGATACAGTGTACGCAGACATAAGTAATTCATTAAATCCAAAGTTTTCATCTATTGAAGTATACGAAGGCACTCTTCGGCGCATGAGTTATGTGTACAATTCGAGTAAAAAATTGGGATCGGTTCTTCTTATTCCCAATGATAAGATTGATACAAGCACCATCAAGGTTCGTGTCAAGGCTTCTGCTGCTGACAGCACAGGCATTGAGGATGTGTGGTCATACGCTGATTCGTATATTGACTTGACTCCCACATCCAAGGTGTTTTTCTTGCAGGAAAAAGAAACAGGTATGTACGAACTGTTCTTTGGAGACGACTTTCTTGGAATGAAACCAGCATCTGGCAGTATTGTTATTGTGGAGTACATGGAAACCAATGCAGATGATGCAAACGGAATATCGACATTCAGTAGTACGGTTAGCGGTCTTGGAGCAATCACGGTTAATACTGTGTCCGCAGGTGGCGCACTAGAAGAAAGTGTTTCCCGTATCAAGTTCTTGGCTCCTCGATTCTATAAGTCACAGAATCGTGCAGTAACAGAAGACGACTACACCGCCGCAGTAATTAAAGAGTATCCCAATGCGGATTCTGTTTATGTTTACGGGGGAGAAACTGTTGTGCCTCCACAGTACGGTAAGGTATTTATTGCTGTAAAGCCCAAGTCGGGATCGGCTCTTACTACTGATGAAAAGATTACTCTTGCGCGAGTACTGCGTGAGAATCGTTCGGTTGTTACTGTTACTCCCGAAATTGTTGATGCCGATTATATTGACTTGGTGATTGATTCCATTGTTACCTACGATCCAAACTTGGCTTCGATTGGAGCAGGAACCATCAAGGCACTACTGGTTGCATACGCCTTTACCTATTCGGCTACTGCACTTGAAACCTTTGGTGCAAACTTCTACTTGTCGCAACTATCACAAGGCATGAACTCGGTGAGTGCTAGTATTCTCAGCAATCAGACAACTGTTAGTCTTCGTAAAACAGTTAACCTTGCCAAACTTGTTGCGGCTAAAGGATTCGCTATTGATTTTAAGAATCCGCTTCTGCATCCCCATGAAGGACACTCCCCTATCTTGGGATCAAGCATCATATCACATAAAAATACCAATGGGGTAATTGTGAATGATGTGTACGCAACTGATGACGGCTACGGCAGAATCAATCTTGTTACCACTGATGCAAATGGATCGCAAAGCACGGTATATCCAAATATTGGTCTAGTGGACTACGCGAACGGAACAGTGAAATTTAATACTGCATTTGCTCCCACTTCTTTGTCTCCTCTCTTCACGATTACGGTGCAACCAGATAATACCGACATCTTTGTATTTGAGAACAAGATTCTTCGCATGAGTCGGGGTTATACTGATTCGGTTAGTATCTCGTTGCAGTCACAAGTATCTCGCAAGCAAAATCTAAAGGGATAAGATGGCTGCTATAAACAATATTATTTTAAACACTGAAGCAGAAGCCCTAGAAGATCTGCTGTCTCCTTTCATCAAGGAGCAGTTTCCGTTGTTTGTACAGACAGACTATCCAAAACTAGTCTTGTTTATAAAGGCGTATTACGAGTGGTTGGAACAGGAAGGCAATGTTGGGTACTTAACATCCAAGTTGGATACCGTGTGGGATGTGGATCTAAACCTTGATGAATTCTACTCTCATTTCAAGAACACTTATCTTGATTCGTTTCCTGAAATTTTTGCAGAAAATGCAAGCGGCAACAAGCCAAACAAAAAAACACTACTGAAGAAGATTCGCGACTTCTACGGAAACAAGGGCACAGAGAGTTCATACAAGTTTTTGTTTCGTATTCTGTACGACAGTGACTTGGAATTCTACTATCCGAAGAACGATATTTTCAAGGTGTCTGATGGTGTGTGGACGGAGCCACGATCCATTAAAACCACTATGCAAAACGGAACCAATCTGTTTGGTGCTGTAAACGGAAATATCTACCAATTCAGCGGTGTACAGTTAATCGCAAGTGCATTTGTTAATTCGGTGGTGCAGTACTCCTTTAATGGAGTTCCAATCACCGAGTTCTTTATTACTGATATCACGGGTGATTTTTCTCCCGATAGTAGTGTTGTGCTTTCCAAAGATGGCACCGAGTGGACGGAAACAGCGTATCCTGTTATTGGTGAATTTTTCGTTGAACTTCCTGGTAGTGGATATCGTGTGGGTGATTTGGTTACAGTTACTGATTCTAGAGGCATAGGCTTTTCTGCCAAGATTGATCAAGTGGGTCTTGCTGGTGGGGTTAAGAAGATTGGGATTTCCAATTCGGGTGTAAACTACACAGGAGATCTTGTTCTTAACATCTTTAATGAAACAGGAGGAAGATCAGCAAAGGTTATTGGTTTGCGTAGTGCTGTTACAAATTATCCTGGATACTTTACAGGAAATCGCGGCAAGATGTCTTCAAACAAGAAGATCCAAGACGGGCACTACTATCAGGATTTTTCTTATGAACTCAAGTCTGCGGTATCCTTGGACACATATTTTGGTGTATTGAAAAACATTATTCATCCAACAGGTATGCGAATGTTTGGTTCTATTCTCCTGAATAGATCTATTGATAATGCCCTCACTACATCATCCCAAGCCACCTTCTACGAGATTCCTCTTATTGGAAGATACACTCCGTATACAAGTGGAACCACATTGGATCTTCGCGCCAACGGCAACACGCTGTCTGGATATTGGCTTGGAGCCACAGGTGATCTGTATCCACTCGGATACAACCCGTATATCGGTAGCACCACTGAAGTAGGACCAAACGGACAGACCACTCCTGTAGGAACAATATTTGTGGGAACTTCTTTGGGCTACACCTACTGCTATGTGCCTGAAGGTGGTCGCACCTCGCACAATCCTATTGGTGCTCCGCTTGGCAGCACTAGTGCATTCTATCGTAACAGAGAAAGCAATCTTACTCCTGCGGGTATGGATGGACTTGTCTTGTGGCTCAAGCCTGAAAATATTGGTGTGTGTGGATCAGTGGTTAACGGCGCAAGCATGGATGTTTGGCGGGATGCGTCACCAAGTGGCAATCACGCTGTCCCCCCGACATGGAGCAAGTGGAACGGGATTGCACATATTACACACACGGTAAATACTGCTACTGTTTGGGGTAGACAAGTTTATGACAACACTAATCCAATAACAAAATTGTCTTTTGTTGCAAAAGGATTGTGTGGTGGATTTGCCACAGGAAGAATATTTGCGATTGGATTAAACACTTTTACCAATACAGCAAGTAGTGCTACAAATGCAACTATTGATTACTATGTGTATTCTCTTGGCTTGTATTTAAATGGAACTAGCACGGTTGCTGATCCTGCAAGCGCAAATAGAACTTACTACAGCAGACTTGCTGGACAGGGTGCAAGAGCAGTTCTTGCCACTTCTGGCGCAAATATGAGCGGACTTGATAATGCTGTTGTCACCGTAGAATACAACGAACCTGATGTCATGTGGAGTATTGATGGAGTAGTAAAGGACAAGATTTATGCTGGTTACGATAAAACCTTCTACTTTGACTCTTCTTTTTACCTGGACACCCTTGATGTTAGTAGAACAGGTCACTCCATAACCATTACTGAACTCTCATACAAGGGAACTCCCGTAAATCCCACATTCACCGCATCTGCTGGTATTGATGTACGAAACTACGCGGGAGTCACGCTTGATAAACTTCGCCCTACTCTGCAAACAGCAGGATACGGTGGAGTTACGGGAGTTTCGTTTAACGGAGGACTAGTGTTTTCTCCTGCTTCAACTTACGCAGGAGTGACTTTTGGTTCGGTGGTTGGTCTTGGGTTCACCACAGGACCAGGCAGCAGTGCTGCGGCAGTTCTTTCGGGTCAGCATATGTACCTTACCAAACCACTAAAGGTTACTGATGATGC